CGCCACGTCTCCAGGAGGCATGCTCTTGGTGACGGCAAAGATCTGGTCAGTGGACAGGATCCCCGTCGCCGCGCCGGCCGTGAAGAAACAATTCTCACGTCCAGCGTAGCTCGAGTAAGTAGCCTGCGTAATCAGACCCTGGGCCGAAACCTCTGGGGCCGTGTACTTGAGTTGAAAGTTCGAACCCACCACGCGCGTGTTGCCAGAAAGCAATTCCTCCTTGTACTGGAGCTTGATTGTCTTAACTGGCGCCACAGGCCCGGTGACCGACGGGTTGTTGGATGGGAACGGAGAAAACCCAGTCTCCATGACGTAGGCACAGACCCCGCCCACCGGAATGGTGAGCACTGGGCCTGAGCTGTCGTAGAAGTTGCTTGAGTCACTCCCCGCTGCGCTGTTGCGCACGTAGTAACGCCCCACACAAGGCTCGTCGTTTTTGGTCTCGAAATCCCACTGCACGACGTAAACGTCGTACTTGGCACCCGTGACGCCCTGTCCATCGATTTCCGACGAGATCATCAGGCTCTTCAAATACGAAGGGCCATTAATGAGATCCGGAATTCCACCGCGGACAGGGTGGTCAGGGTTTTGAATAGCGGAGTCAATGAAGTCCGATTCTTCGTCCTTCATGACCGCCGCCAGCTTGTTCGCATCCTTATCCATGGTTGCGAGTTATTTCTTTGATACAAAACTTCCTTCTTTAGTTTTGTCCGCCCCCTCCTGCGGACCCAAAAGACGGCAGCACCGAAGCGAGACTGGCGCCGAGATTTCCGAGCTCAAGGCGGAGTGCGTCCCTCCGCTCCTGAGTCGGCTCGTTCTGGAGAAAGCCACTAAGAGTCTTCTCAACACCCAGAAAGCGGGTCGAAAACCGACCATCACCTAGGTACTTGTAACTCCTACTGCAAAACTCAGCTGTGTCATCGCTGACCAACACCGAGCTCTCCTTCACAACTATTCCCATGCGCTTCAAAGCCTCAACCTCCCCCGGCATATACGTACCACACCAATCATCCCCGTATGAGATATCCACGTCCTCGTCATCGTCAGTGACAGAGTAATGAACGAGATTTCTCATGCCGGAATTGTCAGACGCTGTGCTCTTACAGCCCGAAGGCTGAATGCAGTGGAAGAGCTGCTTGAACACGCGCCCGTTGCTGAGCACAAGCACTTTGAGATAGTGCGTATCTGCCATCATATACAGTTGAGCCCAAATCCAGTCAGAGCAGGAGAAGGGATCGTCGTACAGACTTTCTACAATGTCTGGACGAACCCAACCCATTCTCACTATCATCTGGGCCAGCTTCAAGTTCCAGGAGGCCAGATAATCCCAGTGCGAGATGTCACAAGACATAATCGCGCTCCGCTTCTTCCCACAGAACAGGGTCCGCACAATATGTGCGTCTCCATGCTCCTGGCCAAGAGGCGTGCCTGGTTTCATCGGTACCATCCAGTACTTGCTGATATGAACCTTATCGGGGAGGAGGCTAACTTCATCTGCTAAACCGTCAACCAAAGAGATGCTCCAAATCATTCTCCACCTGTCAATCTCCGCCTTCGTCTTCTTGGTAGGCTCATCCTTGAGAAAGTCTCGGATCATGTCTTGCACG